ATGGTAATGTTTAATATATATAACAACAAAGCAGAAAGAGAACTTAATGTTTGATACAGAAGAAATTTTTTGGACTACTAACGGAATTCAAATTAAACCAGAAGAAATGACATATACTCACAGGGCTAATACTATTAACATGATGGTTAAAAAGGTTACTAAAGATCTTGCTACCGCCAAGTTTAAGCCCTCAGGTCTTGCCAAACATGAAGAGGTTGAACGCATTGCGTTTGAACAACAAACAAAAGATATAGTAGAGTCTGGTCCAAAAGCTATCCTTGAATATGTTTTTCAGCACTATCCAGCAATTCGCAGGATGGCAGAATTAAACGGATTGCTATAAGGAACAATAATGAATAAAACAGAACTAGAAAACATTCTTCATTATATGGATGAAGACATAATGACCATGGATGGTTTTGATGAAGCCTTTATTGGTTTCTCAAGAAGATGTGGTCAGCCAACACTAGCAACATACTCTTTTGAAAAAATGTTGCAGGTGCTCATTGATCGTGATGGTATGGATGTACAAGAAGCAGAAGAGTATATCTCTTATAACTGTGTAGGTGCATGGATGGGTGAATTAACACCAGTAGTAATGTATGAATGTGACGAATATTATGGCTAAAGAAATACCAACTAAAAGTTACTTTATTAAATCAACAGATGAGCTAACAGAAATTTTTGTAACAGGATTAAGAACCTATGTTAAAAACCGTTTAGGTGAAACTGAAATGCATATGGAAGATTTTGCGGTAGAAGCAGCAAACTTTGCTGAATGTTTTTATGCTACAATGACTGCATTGCCAGAGGATAATTCTTGAAGTTTTCACACTCAGTTGCTGAGATATTAATTTTAACCTTTGTAGCATTAAACTGCTATGTAAATGTAAGAAGATATATATGGGATAGGAGGAAGCGTAATGGAATTTGAGCTTCACCACGAAAAGGATGCTGGTCCAGTAGTCCGTTGGTTTGCAACAAAACTACTAAGCATCATGCATAAAATAGAAAAACCCCTATATGACTATGCAGATATGTATACAGCAGTGTGGGATGATTATGAAGATGAAGATAGCCTTTCTGTGCCACACAATCAAATGGGAATATTTGACAACCTAGAACCTTTGCCACAATTTAATCACCTAACAGAGGACTTAATTTAATGTCTGAAAATGAATATTATTACAGGGATCAAATGCGTGAACTGCAAAATGTAAATATGTTTGTAAGAGTAAATACTTTAAGAAGTATTTTGAATAAACTTGAATGGATTAAAGAAAATGATGGAAGCATAGATCATGCTATTGAATTTATTAAATCGGAGTTAAAGTGATACAAAAAGTTTTAAGATATGCAGAACATTTAGGTTTAGATAAAGAAGAATTATTAGAGATGACAATGTTAGAAGCAATGTTATTAATTGAACAAACAAAAGACATGTGGAAGGAAGTAAAACAAATTGGGTAAGCATCATGATAAAGTTGCAAGAGCATTAGAAATTAGAATTAAAAATGTTCCAAACAGAGGTGGATACAACACTCCTGGATCAATGAATAAAAAGAAAACTGGATATAGCAAGTCAAGATAGCTTGACATTCAACTATTAGTTGTGTTAGACTAGAATAATGCGTAACAAAACCTTGGTTTTGTTTGCCCTTGTTGCGGTTAGTGCGTTTATCGTATCCCTACCAGCAAGCCACAATCAAACCAGTGCTAATGCACCGCAAAATGTAGAAAGTTTACACACCGTTAATGAAAGTATTAAGGCTGATAAACTTGAGACACATAAAAAGAAAATAGATAAAGATGAAATTAGAGAAAGCGAAAAGCCCTCTAGATCAAATAACAGAGAAAAAGTCTCTGACTCAAATGTAGAAGCTAACAAATCTTTTGCAAAATCCTATATGGAGTCAAAATACTCTTGGGATAAAGACCAGCATTCCTGCCTAGTGAATCTATGGAATCGTGAAAGTGGGTGGAGGCATACTGCTGACAATCCAAATTCAAGTGCCTATGGTATTCCACAATCCTTGCCAGGAAGTAAGATGGCAAGTGCTGGGGCAGATTGGAGAACAAATCCAGAAACACAAATTAAATGGGGTCTAAAGTATATTAAGCATAGATACGAGACTCCCTGTGGAGCATGGAATGCATTCAAGCAAAAAGGCTGGTATTAATTTACTAGTTTAGTTAGATGTCCTGAGTACAGACATTAAACTGCTCACCATAATTTAGTGTAGTATAATTTAATAAAATGCCTCTTTAGCTCAATGGTAGAGCATTCGCCTTGTAAGCGAAAGGCTGTCAGTCCGATTCTGACAAGAGGCTCTAGGTGGCAGGAAGTCGTCCTTAGTGATGGTTGATAGTTACAGTTACGAGTCCAGAGAGACACGTTTGCCTTGCAGGTAAATAAAGGTCTTCCTGTCACCGTCTATTTAAAAGGAGAAAGCATGAATATCGAAGAGTTCAATGAGTTAGTTAAAGAAGGAACTACAATTGTAGACTTCTGGGCTGAATGGTGTGGTCCATGTAAAATGGTTTCACCTGTCCTAGATGAAATTGCAGAAGAGACTGGATCAAAGCTTGTAAAGATTGATGTAGACAATGAACCAGATCTAGCAAAAGAGTTTGGTATTTCTGGAATTCCAGCAATTATGGTGTATACTGATGGGGTAAGAACGAAATCAATTGTTGGAGCAAAGCCAAAACCAGCACTAAAGAAAGTGTTATTTGATAATGTTTAAGAAAAAAAAGCAAGATGAGATGTTGGTTGAAGAATATCAATATCGTGCAGTAATCACATACCTTCCACAAAAGCAGGTATATAGAGCATCAGTGCAACGTAGAATTGGTATCAATGAATGGGTAAAGGTTACTTGTGGTCTTAAAGGTGTTAATTTCGCATCTAAAGAACAAGCAGAAGGTGCTGCAAAACACAAAATTAGAGTACAAAAAAGTCTTGATGATCAAGTTAATAGCCCTATTTCTTATATCATCTATGACGATTAAATGGTAAAATAGGTATTATGGCTAATAAGAAGTTTGAGTCCGATGCAGTATTTAATGGTGAAGTTGAGACAACAAAGCTAAAAGTAACTAGTGCTGGTGGCGATGAAGGTGGAGAAATGCTTCTTGGAAAACCAGCCACAAATACAACCATTGCTGGTACAGGCGTAACTGTAGATGTTTACCAAAACAAACTTAGATTTTTTGAGCAAGGTGGAGATGCTCGTGGTTACTATCTTGACATAACTGGTGGTGGCGGTGGTGCTAGTACCAATATTATTGGTGGTGGATCTGCATCAGACTCATTTAAAACTATATCAGTAACTGGTCAATCTAGTGTTGTAGCAGACTCATCTACAGATACTTTAAGTCTTGTAGCAGGTACAAACGTATCTATTACAACAGATGCCACCGCAGATTCTATTACAATTAATTCCACAGGAAATTTTACATCTGTTGATTCTATTACATATCCAGATTATATTACTTTTGATACCACCCCAGAAACCGTTCCAACTGCAACAGGCTCTATTTTTTGGGACGATGGAGACGGTCTTCCAGCAACAGTTTTGAATGCAAATGTAACTATTGGATTAGGACAAGAACAAGTAGCGTTAAGTAAAAATGCTACAGGTGCATCTATTGCTAAGGGTAAAGTTGTTTACATTAATGGTGCTGCTGGTCAAAGACCTACTATTGCCCTATCTGATGCAGATTCAGAAGCAACATCTTCAAAGACATTTGGTTTGACAGCAGAAGCGATTGCAAACGGTGCAGAAGGATTCGTAGTAACCTTTGGGGTTTTGCGTGGAGTTAATACCCTTGGATTAACTGAAGGTGCTGCTTTGTGGCTATCTTCAACAGCAGGTTCATATACAACAACAGTGCCAGCAGAGCCAGCACACTCTGTATTTCTTGGATATGTAGTTAAAGCTCATGCAACCGCAGGTGAAATATTTGTAAACATTCAAAATGGTTATGAGCTAACAGAACTTCACGGTGTAACAATTGATGGCACTCCAGCAGACAATGAAGTCCTTGCGTATGACTCAACATCAG